CTGCGACGGTTTATCAGGGAATCGAAGCCTTGCAGGCACCAGACATTGCAGACACAGTAGTCTATGTGACCAGTCAACCTCGTCGTGTGCAGATTACAGATATGACCATTATGGCCAATCAACAGGCGACAGGATTTATGGTTCATAAAAAGTAAAAAATTTCCTCAAAAAGTTACAAATATTTGTAACTTTTTTTGATTTCTTACGAATAGATAAGTAGGAGGAAGAAAATATGTATAATAAAGTTATCTTAATCACTTTGACTAAATAACAGAAACACGCTAGACCCTTTAAAAGTCTAGCGTTATTGACATACCATCCTTTGTAACAATGATTTCTTTTATGACATTTTTGACAATTTTTGAAGCATCTTCGTAGCTTAATTTTTCAACATCGAAGTCCTTTAGTAGCCGTGTTAACTTTCGCTTTCGGATGCTCAGAACATTCGATTTTTGATTTTCGAGCTGTTCTTCCAGATACTGCCTTTCCGTTTTGATTTTGGCATTTTTCTCGTCCAACTCTTTACGGGTGATGATTTCATCCAAGTACAACTCTGTTAATTTTGAGACTTGATTATTTATCCGTTCGAGTTGTTTCTTTATCTCCTCGACCTTGATAGTTTCTTCTTTCTTGGCGAGTGTCTCGTTTTTATATTTTGGATCAAATTTAATTCTTTCAAGTTCCTTGATTAAATCTCTTTCGAGCTCCTCTTTAGAATACCACCCTGATTCGCATCTTTTTTCTAAATCTTTGCTGTGTCGGTTTCTGCATTGGTATTTATGATGAGAGATTCCATTCTTGTCTTTTCTTGTATATCTCAGACCAAGTGAAGCACCACAATATCCGCATTTCATTAGGCCTGATAGCATATACTTGGCTCGGAATGGTCTTGGATTATTGTATTTTTCTAAGGCTGAAATCTGCCTTCTTTCGACCTCTAACTGCACTAAGTCAAACAACTCTTGACTAATTATAGCTTCATGTTGTCCCTCATATACTTTTCCTTTGTATTTTGATTTGCCAAGATAGGTTTCATTTTTCAGTAAATATTTCGTGATTGTTTCGCCCCAGGGCCTTTTTCGTCCAACGTGACCTTCAGCGTTTAAGTCTCTGATGATCTTGACCACTGACTTACCGTTCAAGTATTCCGTGAAAATACGGTTGACAATGAGCGCTTGGGTTGGATTGACTGATAAGACGCCAGTTTCTTTCGAGTAGTCGTAGCCAAACGGGATGGTAGTCCAAGACATGGATTTTCCATTCTTTGCCCGTCCTTCTTTTCCTAACATCATACGTTCTTTAATCTGCTCACGCTCCAGCTGAGCGAATACTGAAAGCATACCAATCGAAGCCTTGCCAAAAGGGGTAGAAGTGTCAAAGTTCTCTTGCAGGCTGATAAATGACACGTCGTTCTTAGTAAATACATCTTCAATCAGAAATAAAGTATCTTTCTGGCTACGACTGAGGCGGTCTAGCTTGTAGACTAGCACTATATCAATTTTCTTGCGTTTAGCATCTGAGATTAAACGCTCCAATTCAGGTCTTTGAGTGTTAGCACCAGAGAAACCACCATCAACGTATACATCGTAGATTTTCCAGTCTTTGATTTTGCAGTAGGCTTCAAGCTTGTCTTTCTGCTCATCTATTGAGTACCCCTCCTCAACTTGTGAGGTAGTAGACACCCTGACATATATAGCTACTTTATTTGTTGTTATCATTGCTTTTATACCCCCTTTTTGATAAAATAGGGTATAGTAAAGAGGGCTTTTTAATGCCTCTTACTACACCGATTACCTCACGCTCAGAGTCGCCAAACTTTGAGAGCGTGGGGCTTTTTTTGTTTGCAACTATTTCCATTTTAGAAACAGTTGGTTTTATTCTTTCGATAAGTGTTGTTGAAGAATTAAGGCCACGTTGGCTTTCTCTTCCTCTGTCATAGGCGGATCATTTGGGTCATCCACTGAAAACTCGATAGCATGCCACTTATCATTGACTCTAATCCATTCTCTTCGTCTGTGGCATTTGCAATCTAGGTTGTGTTTAATCACTTCCATCGGTCTACTTTCGTTACTCATGTCATCCCTCCCGATATATATCCACAACTTCGCCGATAATTCGGAAGTCTGTCTCTGGTGTGATTGGCATATCTTTGTATGCAGGGTTTAAGCTATGTAGGTATGCTTGTTCTTTGTCGATGACAAGCTGCTTGATATATGCCTCTCCATTGTAGTTAAAAACTCCGATAACACCGTCATTTAGCTCTACGCTTGTCTGGATAAATACTAGGTCGCCATCATGATAGTCAGGCTCCATAGAGTCCCCTTTGATAGGAATAACAAAGTCAGCGTCTACATCTACTGGCAACTCAATCCGTTCCACTCGTACGTCGTTCAAGTACTGCCCTGTACCTGCAGAAGCAGCGTGGTCGTAGTAGTCGTAACCATAGAGTTGAACAACTTTCTCCGATACTTCGTTTATCTTCGTTTCTTCTTCGTTCCTCTGCTCTTTCAGTTGACTCTCTGCATAGTTCAAGACCTTGTCTTGCCTCGGGGGTTTTAGTTCATCGTAGATGGTTTGAATTGAGGAAGTGGGAGAGATAGGGTTATTCCATGATTCTTCCACGACAGAGTAAATCACAGGATTAGCAGTAACAAATCTCGGATCTAGAGTAGATTTTGGAACTCCAAAAAAATCTGCAATTTTTTGAACATTCCCCGGGATCGGCAAAGAAGTTCCTTTTACATATCCTGTCAATGTGCTAGGCGGTATTCCTGTCGCTCGAGACAGCTCAGCTTGTTTGCAATTCCTATCAGATAAAATTGAGTTAAGATTTGCAGAAAAGACTTTCATATCCTTTTTATCTTGAGGAGTTAATTTTCCTCGTCCTCTTGCCATATTTTTCCCTCCGATCTTCTTTACTATATGATACCGTTTATTTTCGATTTTGTAAATAAAAAATTCGAAAAAATTACGAAAAAATTCGAAAAAACTATTGACTTACGATTTAAATCGTAGTATGATATAATCAAGGTTAAGGAAATAACAAAAACAAACCGGAGGGAAACACAATGAATAAAGGACTTACAACACAAGAACAAATCGCACTAGCAAAAGAAATCTTACAAGTTAAGAACCGCAGAGAACGCTCGCTTAAACTAGGAGAAATCCTAGACCGTGAAAAACTATCATCAGATGATATGTACGAATTGTATAACACACTATTGACAACAATCAGAGTTTACGGTGACGTTATCGGATTCGATGATAAAGACTTTCAAGAAATGGCTCTTACAATCTTAGTTCTTGAAAAGGTTGAAGAGGCTAAACAAGCTAGGGTAGCGTAGAGAGGTGCGATTCCTCTCCTAGCTGTTGCTCATAGAGCAAAAAAGAAAGGAGTATAAAGATGAATGAACTCGAAAACCCCTCAACAAAGTAAGGGGGAAAGGAAGAACTTGAGTAATAAAAAGACTTGACCTACTTTACACTAGGTCAAGACTTGCATACTTTGATAAGGTTTCACAGTCGGTGTAAAGCGACTGGTTGAAACTTCGCTGGTCATGCGTCCAGCACTGCAATCAACGTGGTTTGGCTAGTCTTTGAGTGCCGCTCGGTAGTTGTCTGTCAGTCCCGCTATAAGCAGAGCTGCAGTCTCTCTTATAGTCAGCGACAGGCTCCATGCAGTCGCACTCGCAGTAAAAACGTGTTGGTTACCTAGTCGAACTGAATCACTGAACCACAGTCCCCTTCAAAAATTTTGCCAATTTGCATCAGCTCCTTTCTTGTAAAGGATAACATAACTATATAATGTTTTTGAAGAGGTTGCATCGGTCTAAAGACCGATTTTCGGAGACAATCATGGAAGATAAAATCATCGAACTTGCTGACTACTTCATCAGCGAAAACACAACGTACAGAGAAGCAAAAATAGCGTGTGAGAAGCTATTAAAACAAGTCAGCCATGAGATTGAACTCAGGGCGCTGGAAAGTAAAACGAGGGTATGAAATGAGACCAAGACGATATCCGTACAAACAAAAACCACTCTTCCCTTCGACAAAAAGAGTGGTGAAAGCAATCAGAGGGCTTGAAGCGCTGAAAGAGCACTATCTTAGCTTGCCTGAAGAATTGAGGTCTAGAGCGAAAACGCTAGCCGGTGAAGAATCAGACTATGTTACTTATTATGATCTTGAGATTGTTTCATTCGAGCTAAGACTTCGTTTTCGTGAGCTGCTAACATTCTTCGAACAATGTCCTTAACTTCACGGACTTTTACTGGTTCGAAAATATGATTGTCATCACGAACTAGCTCAATGAGTTCATCAATCATTTTATCAATAAAAGGGCTATATGCCATAACATTACCTCCTTTCTGACTACATTATAGCAGAATTGCGAGGAACAAATAGAAAAATAAGGAGGTAGGAATGTGCCGAAAATGACATTGAGAGCAATAAGAACAAATTATAACTTATCTGCCAAAGAAGTTGCTGATAAACTTAACATTCATCAACAAACATTGTTAAAATATGAGCATGACAGTTCAAAAATTCCAATGGATCTTTTAGACAAACTTGCTCGACTATACAATGTTGATAAGGATTTTATTTTTTTAGGCAAAAAATACGAATTAAATCATAGTTTAGGAGAGGTATGAATGAACAATATTTCACAGAGATAGACATGGATAATCACGAAAGATACTTTAAAATTCCGTATCGGCTGATAGAGGATGATTATTTTTCAGTTTTAGACCCACTGGCTGTTATGGTTTATGGTATTTTGACCGATCGTATTTCATTATCTCGAAAAAACAAGCAACATTTTACTGACAGAGATGGATATTTGTATGTTGTAGCTACTAACGAGGAAATTGGTAAGTGGATAAAAAAAAGCGAGCCGGTTGTAATCAAGTTAAAAAGACAACTGATAGAGCATGGCCTGTTGAAAGAAAAAAGGCAGGGCGTTAGATTAGCGAACTTACTATATCCTCAAAAAATCAGAACTAAAGAAACTTTAGTTCAAGAACTTAAAAATATTAAGGGGAGAACTAAAGAAACTTTAGTTCAAGAACTTAAAAATATTAAGTCTAACCAACCTGATAATAACCATCCTTATATAACCAACCTGAGTGAACCAGAGGGTGTTGGTGCTAATAATCTATATAGTATAGAGGACGCCCCAGCAGAAAATGACTTAGGTATTGTTTATGATTGGATTTTTTCAGAGTTTGGAAGATACCCGACACCGTTTGAGATTGAGGATTTGAAATACTTCTTGCAAGACCATAGTAAAGAGATTATCAAGTTAGCAATCAAGGAATGCGTGGGCAATGGGAAACCTTACTTCAAATATCTTGAAAGTATCTTGAGAGATTGGAAACAGAAAGGTTTAACTACTGTTGAACTGGTGGAGAATAGGCAGAAGCCTACTCGGTCAAATAGTAAGTCGAACAGTCGCTTGAGATTGTCCGATGATGGATTTGACCCACGACTGGGATTCTAGGAGGGTGCTATGCGAGCAGTATCAAGCAAAGAATTGCAAGAAAGAGCCTTGCAGGTTGAGACGTTGAAGCAACAATGCCCAAAACACGAAGGGGTCTATATGTGGCGGTCGGTCAACCCTTGCACTCGTAACACGCTGACCTATTGTCCTGAGTGTGTTCAAGAAACCATCAACCAGAACGCAAGCGAGCAGTTAGCTATTGCTGAAGCTCAAATCAGAGATACGAGGTCTTATTCTCTCTTTATGAAAGAGAGTATCATCCCAAACGATTTGAAAAATGCGACTGTTGGAAATTTTGAAATCCATACAAATCAGGACGCTGAAGCAGTCAATTTCGCTAAGCGAGTCACGGCTGACTATGTGAAAGAGCGCTATGAAGGGAATACGATTATCTCTGGACCGCCTGGGGTTGGCAAGAGCCATCTGGCAGTTGGAATAGCTAAGACCTTAAACGAGAGCTTTCAAATGCTCCAAGTCCGCAAATCGGTAGTCTATATGCCATCCATGGAGCTATTCTCTCACATGCAAGAGGCTTTTCAGTATAAGGACTCAAAATGGGAACAGCGCTCTGTCGTGAAGTTTCTGCAAAGTGTTGATTTCCTGATTTTGGACGACCTTGGCAAAGAGTCAAGTGTTGGAAACGAAATCAGACAAGGCAGTAACTGGATGCAAAAAGTTCTGTATCAAATACTTGAAAACAGGACGAATACAATTATCACAACTAATTTTGAGGGCAAGCACCTCAAAGAACTTTACGAGCAGAGTCTCGTTGACAGAATAACGAAAGGAAATATGAAGACGAATGCCTTTAAGTTCAATAAAGACACAGCTTCGAGACGCTCCTTGTCAGCAAGTGACTACTGAGGAACGCAAGCGGGTTATTGAGCAGTTCGAGAGCCAATTTTACGGACTATCGACTTTGCTTAAGGAACGGCTGATGATCACGACAGACGAGCGGTTCACGAATAAGATGAACGAGCTGACGTATTATGCGACGAATGGAAGTGTCTACACGACATAAAAATAAAAAAGCACCTGACGGCAATCAGGCGCATACTTAAATATTCAACATGATTATAACACGAAAGGGACAAGAATGAAAGTAACAGTATATGCTTACGGTCGTAAGTTAGAACCAAATGAACCAATTATCATCCCAGAAAATCATCGTTTTTATGACATTTGGAACGGAATTGCAAATGAAATGCTCGATAAAGAGGAAGAGGTAGCTTAATGAAATTACTTACTAAATTAAAACTCAGACTTGAAGGGATTATCAAGGCTGTAAACCTTGACTGGCGAGAGGTAGCAGTCGAGGTTATCAATGATCTATTTGAAGAACGCAAACATCGCTTTGTTTTCGAGCAAGAAAACTACAATTTGAAGCAGGAATTGGCAATCTACAAAGAAAAAGAACAAATCGAAAAAGGAGAACAATATGCTTAAAGCAATTCGTACAATCAAGAAAATAAAACAATTTCAGAAAGAAATGTACGCTTTTAGCCTTACTTTTCTAGCTCTACAAGACATCGGTTTGATGCCAGAAACCGAAAAAGGTACAGCAAAAGCTCAAACAATGTATGATGTAAGTCACATGCTCAAGGATATCCTAGACGGCAAGTCAGTAGACGAAGCTATGACGAGACTAGAAATCACAGTTGAAACCAACGAAGATAAAGAAGCGGAGCAGGAAGATGACGAGAATTGAACTTGAAAACCGTGTGTGGCTTTTGGCCAATCATGAAGAAAAAAACGAATTGCTGGATCTTGGGCTAACATCCAAGGCTAGATATGTGAAGCGAGTTCTGGAACTTGGAAAGGTGTATGCTCATGTTTGATTACGACAGGGATATTATGCAACCGCCTGAGGATCAAGAGGAGCTTGACCCTAGCCAGTACATCTATGTTGGATGTGGACAGTATCGATATGTGGGTGATGAAGTATGATTGAAGAATTACACGCAGAAATCGACCGATGGCGGTCTGAATATATTCATCTTGGCCAAGAACTCGGAGAAATCATCAACGAACAACAGGACGTTATTTTGAAGTTGCAAAACGAAAACAAGCGCTTAAAGCGTGAAAATTGGAATTTGAAGAAGACGAAAGGAAGAAGGAAATGAAAAAGCGATTATATTACAAAAAATGGAAACAAGAACTCAGAGAAGAAATGAAAGCAAAAATTGATGGCGAGTCCCTAACCGAGAAAATGGTTAGAAAAATGAGTATTAACGACATGTTACATTATTTTCGAAAATTAGCATTAGAAGATGCTGGATACTGTGGGACAATGTTTAATTACTAAAAGAAAGATGGGAATAAAATGAGTTACGAACTAACACAAAAACAAATTACATCATCAGTTGCAGCACGCATTGGAGAAATGCAAAACGAAGGGCTAATGATCGCACCGAATTATAGCGTTAGCAATGCACTGAGTTCGGCATATTATGCTCTAAAAAATTCGAATAACGGGAACTTACTCCAACAATGCACTCAAGACAGCGTTTATAATGCATTGTTAGAGATGGTAACCCAAGGACTAAGCCCAGCTAAAAAGCAATGTTACTTTATCAAATACGGCTCTGACGTCCAATTGAGAATGTCTTATTTTGGGACCATTAAAGTTACTAAAGATTTGCAAGAGGTGAAAGACGTTACTGCAAATGTTGTTTACGAAGGTGATACGCTAGATGTAGCAGTTGAAAACGGGCGTAAAAAGTTAGTCAAGCATGAGACAGATTGGCGGAACGCAGATAATCCAATAATTGCTGCTTATTGCATCATCACTCGAACGGATGGAGAAGAGTTCTTTGAAGTCATGACTAAAAAACAAATTGACAAGTCTTGGTCTAAAGCGAAAACGAAAAATGTCCAAATCGACTTCCCTGACCAGATGGCTATGAGAACAGTTATCAATCGTGCGGCTAAAATGTTTATCAACACAAGTAATGACAGCGACTTGTTTGCTGGAGCAATCAATAACACAATTGCTGACGAGTATGACAATGGTCGTCAAATGAAAGAAGCTGAACCAGTGAGAGAAGAGGCTGAAACATTAGATAGCATCCTTGGAGCTTCTGAAGAAGTGACTGAAAAACCAAAAAAAGAGGTTATCAACCAGGAGTTGACGACCACAGATACAAGCTACCCAGCAGATGAGATTCCAGATTTTGATCAAGAAACTGACGAAGTAAATGACCATGAGCCAGAAAATGGTCCAATGGACATGCTAGAAGGGGAGGATTTCTAAAATGACTGAAGAATTAAAAGATGTGACGGATAGTTTGGAACTTGTTCCGGTAACAGATCTAGAGATTGGTTTTGTTCTAAAAGCTGCTGAAATTGAAATCCAAGGAAAAGAAGTTTTGGAGCAAGCTTTAGAGTCTTATAAAAAGAAATACGCTGGTTATGTCGTTACAGAAGAAACTTTATCAGACGACATTAAAGTCAAAGACGAGTTGGGACGAGTACAGCGTCAGATTGAACAAGAACTTAAAAATCAGCTTTCAGAATACTCTAAACCACTTGATGAAGCAAAGGCTTGGGTTGATAACATATTAGACCCTATCAAAACTTTGCAGACGGACATAAAAAATCAAATCAAGGAGTTTGAGGAGAGAGAAACAGAAGTCCGAAAGGAAACAGTCAGAGAAGCTTTTGAATCTGCAATCGCAGAAAGCGGTGCAGAACTTGACATCAAATTATTTGCTATTTACTTTGACGATTTCAGCAAGAAGAAGTGTTTTATGGCCGACAATGTGCGAATCAACCAAGCTACTTCTAAGATGATTGTCGGATTGGTTGCCGAAGAAGCTGCTAAGAAACAACAACGTGAAGCTGGTCTTATCCAGATTACAGAAGCGGCAGCCAAAGCTGGTTTCGGACCTACTGTCTACATTCGCAGATATGACGAGGGAGCGAAACTTGCTGATGTTTTACAAGCAATTCTTGATGATAAGGAATTAGCTGAAAGAACTAAAGCGGAAACTGAGCTAAAAAAGCGTATTGATGAAATGACCGCCATCGCGATAGCTAAAGGCTTGAAGCCTGAAAAGTACGTTGATTTGCTAAGAGAGGGTCGCTCTGCTTTGGATATTATCGATATCCTACATGCAGACGCAGATGAGCTTAGACGGACTAAAGCAGAAGCGAAACAAGATATTCAGGGTCAATTCTACGCCCAAAATCAGCCTGAATTTGGGTCAGAAAGCAGTTCAGGGGGTAATCATACCATCGAGCAAGAAACAGGTCAAAAATCACAAAATATGGCTTCTGAGGATGGTGTTAAAAAATATGGTTACAAATTTACTGTAGATTTAATTTTCCCGGCAGAAAATGCAAAGGAAACAAAGGAGCAATTCAAAGAATGGCTCAACGCTCACGGTGTTCAATTTGAGGCACGAACAAAATCAGTAAAGGTGGAGATGAAATGACAATGGATTTGCTTGGAGAAGATTACTACTCAGTAGCTTCCGCACGTCAATACTGGTCTATCTCGCAATACAAGCGATTTAGAGAGTGCGAAGCACGGTCATTGGCTGAGCTAGAGGGAGAGTGGGAAGACCAACGAGATAACACAGCTCTTTTGGTTGGCAACATGGTTCACAGCTATTTTGAAAGCCCAGAAGCACACAAGAAGTTTATGGATGAAAATGCGGATGCCATGATTTCAAAAGCTGGTAAGACCAAAGGTCAGTTAAAAACTGACTTTCTGGTTGGTCAGCGAATGATTGAGCGACTGGAAGCTGACAAGCAATTTATGGATTACTATGTCGGTCAGAAAGAAGTTGCTGTCACAGGCAAAATCGGAGGCGTGGAATTTAAAGGCAAGATTGACTGCCTCAATGTTGAAAAGGGCTATTTCGTAGACATTAAGACCACAAAATCAGACATTGACAGCATGGTCTGGGTTCAGGATGAAGCAAGCGGACGAAATATTCAAGTCCGCTGGTTCGAAGCTTGGGGATATATATTGCAGATGGCAGCGTATAAGAAAATGCTAGAAGAGAAGTATGGCAAGGAGTTTACCCCTGTTATCTATGCCGTGACTAAAGAATCTACTCCTGATACCCGAGCGATTGTTTTTCAATCTCAGGAAAAACTTGATTACGAGTTATCTGAGTTATCTATGCTTATTAAGCGTCTTGATGATGTTAAAAAAGGCAAAGAAGAGGCAACACCATGTGGTCATTGTGAATATTGCAAAACAAAAGCTTTGAGCCAGCGTGTGGAGGTAATCTGATGATTCATCTCTACGAAAATCATCTTGGTGGCTGGTACACGCTAGATCGATACGAGGAACCAGATTATTGTGGAACATGTAGAGAGTCCGATGAGTATGTCGGAGCGTTTCAAAGCATGGAAGGTGTTGCACTGAAGCTACTGAAAGAAAATGCTTCAGACGAAGAAATCCGGCTAGTCACTGGATTGAGAGTAATTATTAAGTTTGAAAAAGCGAGGACAGAATGAAAATTTATATTGAACAAGATGACGTAAAATTGAGCTTTGAGCGAGCGCAGGAACTTGATTATCAAACCCTATTCAAAGCCTATCAGATGGTCACAGGGTCTGACGAAATTCTTGAGGATTTGAGTCGGAAGGAGCCAGTAGATACAAAGACCGTTTTAAAAAATGATGCTGACAAAATAGCTGAAATCGATCATGTCAATATCAAAGAAGCCACGGACAAGTTATCTGCAAAATTTAGCGAAAGTACAGTGGTTTCGCAGAAACCAAGTGAGAAGGTAGATGTCGATTTACAATGCCCATTTTGCGGATGTGCGAAGCGGTGGAAAGTCCCGCCTTACTTTAAATTCATGAACTGTCCTGACTGCCAAGGCTCAATTTTCTTGTCTTGGGCTACAGGGGTTAAAGATGAATTGGATGAAAACGGATTTTATTTCAGAGGGGACAGCCCGATGAAGTTTAAAGAGCAGACAGATGAATTCGAGGAAATGTTTGCTGTTGAAAAATCAAAATAACCCAAAACTAACTATTTCCATTTTGGAAACAACTCAAAAAACAACAAGCCGTGCATTCTTGTAAAACTGCGAACTAGAAAGCGTCAATAAAAGGTTATGTGACCTTGGACGAGCGACTGCCCGTATTTAGCCAAACTCACACACAGAGGCAGTCGCTTTTTTTAGATAAACAGATGAAATTTTTGGATTTATTCGCTGGCATTGGCGGTTTTCGTCTTGGTATGGAGTCCGCTGGGCATGAATGCGTTGGATTTTGTGAAATAGACAAATACGCTAGAGCCAGTTATAAAGCGATACATAACACAGAAGGAGAAATTGAATTACATGACATTACAAGAGTCACAGATGAGTCTATTCGAGGATTCGGAAGTGTGGACGTTATCTGTGGAGGCTTTCCGTGCCAGGCTTTCAGCATTGCGGGAAACAGACGAGGTTTTGAAGATACACGAGGAACTTTGTTCTTTGAAATCTGTAGGTTCGCATCTATTCTCAGACCTAAATATTTATTCCTTGAAAACGTCAGAGGACTCCTCAATCATGACGGAGGGGCTACATTTGAAACCATCATCCGAACCTTGGATGAATTGGGGTATGATGTGGAATGGCAAGTGCTTAATAGCAAGGATTTTGGAGTCCCCCAAAATCGGGAACGTGTGTTCATTATCGGACATCTTAGAGGAGAACGTACCAGAAACGTTTTTCCTATCAGCGGAGAAAGTCAGTCAACTAGTAGCCAATCAGTCGTGAAAATAGGGAACGTTAACCCATCAGGAAATGGTATGAATGGAGAAGTCTATCAAGCTGACGGCCTAGCTCCTACGCTCACAACTAACAAGGGAGAGGGTCAGAAAATAGCGGTAAAAAGTAATACTATAAAACAATTTGGAGTATTGCAACCCAATTTTAATCAATGTGAAGTGGTTTACGAAACAGACGGCATCGCACCAACAATCCGAGCCTATCAAGGCGGAGGCCTTGAACCTAAAATCATCCAACGTGGTCATGGCTACAATCAAGGTGGAGAATATGGAATCGCTCCTACTCTAACAAGTAATAGCTATCACGAAAATAATGTTTTAAAAATAACAGAAGCAACCTCGCAAGGATATGCTGAAGCAGAGATTGGCGATAGCGTAAACTTGTCACACCCTAATTCAAAAACTCGTAGAGGTCGAGTTGGTAAGCAGATAGCAAATACTTTGTTGACAGGAGAGAGTCAAGGTGTAGTTGAGTCTGATTTTAGAATTAGGAAACTAACACCTCGTGAATGTTGGAGATTGCAAGGATTTCCAGACTGGGCTTTTGACAAAGCGCAAGAAGTAAATAGCAACAGTCAATTATACAAACAAGCAGGCAATAGCGTGACTGTTAATGTTATTGCTGCAATAGCAAAGGAGCTACAATGAGTTATCTGACATTATCGTTGGACATTTCAACTACTGCGACAGGCTGGGCCGTGTTTCACGGCTCTGACCTTGTCCAGAGTGGTGTCTTAAAACATAAGAGCAAGTCATTCTTTGAACGTGGGCGCTTCATGGCTAGCGAATTGCGAGCCATTCAATCGAGAGCGCTCCAGAAATACGACTGCCATTTTGAATCAATTGTGGTCGAGAAGAACTCGGTCATGGGGCCAAATCAGCAGTCTATGATCAGTATTGGAATTGTGACAGGTATCATTCTTGGCCGACTGATTGCTGACAATGTGTACTTCGTGAACGTGTCGACATGGCGTAAGTATTGGAAGTTTAGTTACAAGGACCGAAGTAAAAAATCAATGAAGCTGCAGGCCGTTGCCAAGGTGTCCGATGAATTCGACCTGAACGTCAAAGACGATGAGGCTGATGCAATCCTGATTGGTTCATATTTTGTAAACCAAGGGCATGAATTTGGAGAGCTGGAAAGCCATAAGATAAGTTAAGGAGTTGGAAGATGATGGAAGAGTTAAAGCAAAAAGTTAATGCAGTATACAACTGGACGGTAGAAGACGGGAAGCCGCAACCTCCCCAGCAAGATTTACCACAAGCGGTGAAAGATCGGGCGGACTATTTTTGGGAAATGGCAGAAGATGGTATGACATTTATGGGAGCGATGGAATGCATCTTCGCTGATGAAAAGCCTACAGACTATGATTTGGGAGCTACTAAGGATTGGTTACCAAAATCTAAGGAGTTTGATGATTGGATTGGCTATTCGCCAAGCATGGCTCAGGTAGTTATTGCAGTTTATTTGATTTATGGGGGAAGCGAAGATGAATAAGCAGGAATTGATTGAAAGAATTAAACGTTTAGATGAATCATACTTAAAAGCGGAATTTTTTTTAAAATTAATCGAACAACTAGACGAACCAGAAAAAGTCAAAGTTCCGCAGTTTGTGGCGGATTGGATTGAGGTTTGTAAAGAACATTTAACGCACAGTTTATATACTGCTATGACTCCAAATTTTATGAAAGAAAACAACCAAAGTTTCGATTTAATATTATGGATTAAAAATACGAGCAACCAAGAAACTTTCGTTCGAGCATGGCTTGACGGCTACGAGGTCGAGAAAGAGAAACGGTATATAGTTAGGATTAAAGGAGTTGGAGAAGATAACGCATTCTTGAATTACTATGCACCAAGAAAAGAATGGTTTATGGATAGCGGTTGCGATATGAAAGATATTCATGCATTTCACACCCGCAAAGAACTTGAAGAAGCCAACTTCGGTTGGGTTTTCGATTGCCCAGGGATTGAGATTAAGGAGGCGGAGTGATGTCATGTAGTGAAAATTTAAAAAAAGAAAAAGAATTATCTGCTGCTATTTCAAATCTCAAGATAGAAGTCTTACAAAATGATGATAAATTGAGCAGCCAATCATTAAGCAACATCAAAAGGCAAGCAAGGGATCTATATGAATGCCTAGTATGGTTGCAGTATAATGCGGAGGAGTCGGGTAGATGAGTTATGATTTGGAAATCTTAGCAAAAATAGAAAACGGACAATATATCCGTATTGCAGAACCTAAATATAGTTCTCCGACCTACAATCTCGGGAAGATGTTTAGAATTGCTATGGATTGGGATTTTGACCAAGACACTACGTACAACATCGCTGATGTTTTACATAACATTCAACGCGGTATCTCTGAATTAGAACGGTACCCTGAAAAGTATGTGCAGTATGAACCTGAAAATAGATGGGGAACAGTTAGCGGTGCATTGGAGGCTTTAAAGTCATTGAAAGAGTGTATTTTAGAACAAGATATTGATACGAAATATTTATATATGAGGTGGTAGTATGAAACGATTCATAGCTATCTGGATTCTGCTATCTGCTGGACTAAACATCTGGCAGATGGACAGGATTCGAGATTTGGAAGAGAAGAAGCCTATGGTTATATATAAAGCTGATAATCAAGGCGCTGAGATATTCGGTAAGGTCGTTGAAAAAGGAAGACATGGCAAGCTGTATACAGTGACTATCAGAGACTACGGGGTGTTCGTAGTTACGAAAGAACAGTTTGAGAAGATAAGAGTAGGGGATGAGGTGTTACTATGACGTTCGTGGAGCACAATAACCGTGAGAAAGCCAATAAATTTGCTGAGTATGTGACAGGGAAGCCTTTACGTGAATACTTGGCTAAAAAAGTAAAGCAGTATTGCGGTGAAAATATATCTGTCTTTGATGGCGCAGCAGGTTCGGGACAATTAGAACAATTTATCAGTATGACTGATTTTCATGCAGTAGAAATTCAGCAGGAGAGTTGTGAAGCGTTGAAAAGCAATTTTCCTCATGCAGTCGTGAATAATCAGAGTTTTTTCACTTATCAGTCAGATGTACAAGTGGATGCAATTGCAATGAATCCACCTTACTCTCTGAAATTGAAAGATTTACCAGAAGAAGACCAACAGGCTATTAAAGAATTGTACCCGTGGAAAAAGTCAGGTGTTGTTGATGATATTTTCCTGTTGAAGTCACTAACTTACACGAAACGTTACGGATTTTATATCATGTTCCCCGGCATTGCTTACCGTCAATCTGAGAAGAAAATGAGAGAGCTGGTAGGGAATAACCTTGTTGAATTGAATGAGATTCAAAACGGATTTGAAGACACATCGATCAACGTGATTTTTTTAGTAATTGACAAAGAAAAAAATAGCCCTGAGATTTCAAAAGAGATTTATGACTGTAAGACTAAAAAGGTCGAATATGAAGAATCTGATACGCTAGATTCCGATTTTAGTTGGGTAATACCAAAAAAACCAGTAGAGAAAGAAGAAATAGACATTGACCAAGTTAATGCAGAACTAGACCAAATGACAATTGATCACCTTGAGAAGCATCTAGCTAGTCAATTGATATTGATTCAATTTTTCAACGCAGATATTGACTTAAAATCTTTCATAACGAAATGCCACAAGGTCTTAGATGATTATTTATTGGCTTATAATTTCGCAGTAGGATTAGAATGAAACCAGATAAGATAACAACGTACGGATTGCTAGAAGTTTGCGAGCTTATTTCAGGTACTAGAACGAAAGCAACGGATGGGCCGTATTTTATCTATGGCGCTGGTATGAAAGCAAAAGGCACGACAGATAAATTCAACTGTGGGAGCAACATAATCCGCTTGACCCGTAAGGGTACAATCGGTGCTGTTTATTTCCATCGAAATCCATTTTGGATGGATGAAGGTAGCTTTAAAGTTGAGCCAAAAGAAATGCTAGATAAGCGATATTTATTTCATTGGCTGTTGATGAAGCGTGAAGAAATAGAGCGATGTGCGGACGGAGATAATCAACCAGGCTTATCACTAGCTAGACTTTCAAAAATAAGGATTGACGTACCTGATATGGAATATCAGTTGAAGGTTGTTAAGTTGTTGAATGAAATGAGTGCAGATTTGGAATTTTTTATAGACAATATCACACAAATAAAAATGAACCAAAGCAAGATTTTGAGTTACTATAGCGAGAAAATCGGAACGGCTTTAGAAAGAGAAATAAATGAACAACAAGCTAGATTGTGAAGATTGTAAACAGTTTTTCTTTTTGAAAGATAAGTTAGATTATGATTGTATATTTCAAAATGGTATTTGTAGTGAGTGTTTAGTCAAAAGAGTAGAAAGGGGAATCGAATGGTAGTTGACGATAGTTTTGTGAAAGAGGAGGATTGCCGAATGAAATTAAAATTTAGAGCGTGGGATAGCGTAAAAAAAGAAATGTTTAAAGATACTTTTGCAATAACAGAAAGTGGGCAAGTTGTAGTAGTTGAACAGAAGTTCGTCACAAGCTCTCCAGATTATATTTTTGTTGATCATCTAGTCATCATGCAATCAACAGGACTCAAGGATAAGAACGGAAAGGAAATATTTGAGGGGGATGTACTTGGTACAAAAGATGGATTGTTGAATGGTGTAGTCGAATACAGATCTGATTTAGGAATGTGGACGAATAGTTTGATTAGTTACAATAATTTTGAGCGATTGTGTAACGTGGCTGGAAGTAGAGAAATCATCGGAAATATCTACGAAAATCCAGAGCTTTTGGAGGAGAAAAAATGAAACCAGAAAAAATTGATAATATAAACAAACCAAGCCACTACCAAGGCTCAAAAGGCCTTGAAAGTATTGAAGTGATTGATAACTTCATTGGCAACTTGCCAGGTAAGGCTGCATGGTGTTGGGGCAATGCAATCAAGTATCTATTGCGTTTTCAGAAGAAAAACGGCCTTGAAGACTTGAAAAAAGCCAGAAAAAATCTCGACTGGCTTATTGAGGAAATAGAGAACGAGCAGACACAATTGAGGAAAAAAACATTGTAGAACATAGACGATAATGGCATTAAAAAAAGCCAAGGCACTCTCTGCCTCAGCTGATTAGTTATCGCAAAGACTATTATATCACAAAGGAGACAGAGAGTGAACAAGGCTAAAGAGCTGTTGAAAGAATTACAAGACCTTGACATGGACATTCAAAGTCGTATAGATGAAATCAAAGAACTTGAGGCTGGTTTGCTCTCAAGTCCTAAGTGGACAGACGTCAAAGTCCAAGGCGGTCAAACTAGAAAAGTTGATGACGTCTATACTCAGCTTGTCGTGATGAAAGAGGCTATAGAACAGGATACTAAAGAGGTTATCAACAGAAAGCTTGAATTAGGTAGGATGATCAATAGGCTTAAAAATCCAAAACATAGAACTATTTTGAGAAAGACCTACATCAATAAGATGTACGTTGATGACATCTGTGACAGCATGGGGGGCATGAGTTCCCCTACTTACTATCGTTTGAAGAAACAGGCAGTAAAGGAACTTGATAGTATTCTTTCAGAATTGATAGTAAATGATAGTAACTGTACAGGCATGAAGTCTAAAATCTGTTAAAATGGTAGTATCAAGAATTAAAGCAAAGGCACCTTAGGCAACGACCTAGAAAAGCTTCTGAAAAACTGCTGGCTTGGGTTACCAGTGGCGATAGAGTAGGATGTTTTAATATCGCAAAAAAAGACTACACAAAATAAAAAAAAGAAAGTAATTTCTAATTAACACGCAAGTCTGTAGTCTACTTGCACTTAGTCACTCTTTGAGTGGCTTTTTATTTTATCGGAAAGGAGGTAGTCCGGTGAGTGGATAAATTAACCCCAAAACAAGAGCTATTTGTCCAAGGGATAATCTCCGGACTATCTCAAAGACAAGCGTATAGACAAGCCTATAAATCTGATAAAATGAGCGACGAAGCTGTGGATGTGAAGGCTAGTAGGATTTTCAAAGAGACTAAGGTTAGGCTAAGGTATCGCGAGTTACTCAAACAGTTCTCAACCATGTCTCTATGGTCTAGAGAGCAAGCATTCAACGAGTATGAATGGCTCAAAAACAAGGCCAGGGCAAGTATCGAGAATGACGGTATTAGACAAGCTAATTCAAACGCATTTCTTTCAGCTTTGGAAGGTATGAACAATATGACTTTCCATGACTTAGAGTTGATTGATGAAAAATTGAAGTTAGAAATCGAAAAACTCAAAACTCAAATCGGCGAGGATAATGAACAAGATGATAAATTGAGAGACTTTGCCAAGGCTTTGAGAGGTGCTTTTAATGACAAGTAAATTCACTAAACGACAAGAGGAAGTACTTACGCGAGTATTGAACGATGATTTCTTTATTTGTGGACTTCATGGAGCGAAGCGTTCAGGTAAAACCGTTCTAAACAACATGGTCTTCATGAATGAGATTGCGCGAGTGAGAGAAACAGCGGATAGATTAAACATAGATGAGCCGATGTATATCTTAGCTGGAACATCTTCAACATCGATACAAAATAATATCATTCAGGAACTGTATAACATGTTTGATATTGAACTTAAGTACGATAAGCACGGAGCTTTTACTCTTTGTGGCGTTAAGGTAGTTCAAGTCTACACTGGTTCCATTTCTGGATTAAAAAGAGCCCGTGGTTTTACTGCATTTGGAGCTTATGTAAATGAGGCGTCACTTGCTAATGAGCAGGTGTTCAAAGAAATCATCTCACGTTGCTCAGGAGAGGGTGCACGGATTGTTTGGGATAGTAACCCAGACATCCCAACCCACTGGCTCAGACGTGATTATATCAACTCAGGCGACGATATGATTATAGACTTTCATTTCAAGCTAGATGATAATACATTCATGTCTGATAGATATCGTGAGAATATCAAAAATGCTACGCCAGCCGGTGTCTTTTATGATAGAGACATCCTTGGTTTGTGGGTAACTGGCGAAGGTGTGGTCTATCGTGATTTTAGTGAGAATATGTTTGTGGATAACGTACCAGAAGACATTGCAAAGGTATACGCTGGTATTGACTGGGGTTACGAACACTTTGGCTCTATTGTAGTCGTTGGAGAAACATCTTACGGTTCAGTTTATCTCTTAGAAGAACACGCTCATCAATACAAAGAGATTGATTTTTGGGTAGACCTTGCTAAAAATATCAAGGAACGATATGGCAATATTACTTTCTGGGCAGATAGCGCACGACCTGAACACGTCGCTAGATTTCAAAGAGAGCAGTTGAGGACATTTAACGCTAATAAAGCGGTCTTGTCTGGTATTGAAGAAGTAGCCAAGCTGATGAAAGCTGGGCGCTTTTTTGTTGTATCAAACAAGGTCAGCAAGTTTAAAGATGAAGTCTATCAGTACATCTGGAATGAAAAGACAGGCGAGCCAGTGAAAGAGAATGACGACGTGCTGGATGCGGTGCGTTATGCGATTTATTCGCAACATTCGCAACCAAAAGCAATCGTTCGCAGACGTTCTGATTATGGTCTATAGAGAGGAAAGACATGTACCAATATTTAACCTATCCACGAGATGGATATGATGAAGGGGCTTTGAAGAAAGACCTGATTTACAAATTGATAACGAAGCATAGAACTGAAGGCTCAAGATTGAAGAATTTAAAGAGCTACTACATGGGTGAGCATGCTATCTTAAATCACAAGAGACGCAACGAGAACGCACCGAATTACAAGACAGTGGCCAATCATGCCAAGGATATTGCAGACACGGCCACAGGCTATTTTATGGGCAATCCTATCAAGTATAACAATACTGCTGAAGGTAATATCAATGGACTACTTACAGCATTTGACGGCGCTGAGATTGACCAAGTAGATGCGCAGAATGCTTTAAACATGGCTATCTATGGTCGTGCTTATGAGTACATCTATGCCAAAGAGGGATTGACTGAGTTGGACTCTACTAGTATTGATCCAGAGAATACCTTCATGGTCTATGATGATAGCATTGAGCGTAAGCCCTTGTTTGCGGTCTACTACTATCAAGTCAAAGATGATACGAAAGATACTACTAAGTATCAGGCAGAGGTCTTTACTGAGAATCTGCATTATCACATGGTGCTGCGTGATTCAAGCACAGGAACAACACAGAATGAGGAAGTAGAAGAACATAATCTTGGTCAGATTCCCATTATCGAGTATCGCAACAATCACTTTGCGATTGGCGACTACGAGCAACAGATTAGCTTGATTGATGCTTATAATTCCTTGATGGGTAACCGTGTCAACGATAAGGAGCAGGCAGTAGAGTCTATCCTTGTCTTGTATGGCACGCAGTTAGCAGACACGCCAGAAGACGCTAAGGTAGCGATGAAGATTCTTTCTGAAGAAGGCCTTTTGGAATTGCCGGGCGATAGTGCAAGAGCTGAGTTCTTGAAGAACACGCTGGACGAAAATGCTACTGAAATCTTGCGCACAGCTCTTAAAGAGGACATCTACACATTCAGTCATGTGCCTAACCTGACTGATGAGAACTTCGCAGGGAACACTTCGGGCGTAGCCATGGAATTCAAGCTGATGGGCCTTGAGATGATTACCAAGACCAAGGAAGCGAACTACAAGCGTGGATTGCGCCAACGTATTGCGATTTTCGCTCATTACTTGGGTATGAAACAGATTGCTTTAGAGTCTCATTCAATCGTTCCACAATTCAGCCGTGGTTTGCCTAAAAACTTGTTAGAGTTGTCTCAGATTATCAACAACCTTGAAGGTAAAGTGACTAATAGACAACTTATCTCACTCTTGCCGTTTGTGGAAGACCCTGACGCAGAACTGGAAGCCTTGGAAGAAGAGAAAAAGAAGAACATGGAAGACATGCCGATGTTTAACCAAGACAACACGAAACCTGAAGACGAGGTAAATGATGAAGAATCAGGAGTATTGGGCGAAGAGGAAAGCCAATCTGATTTACCAGCAGATGGACAAGGCCGAAAAGCAGGCAGACCAGTTCGATAAGGTCTATCGAGAAGCCAAGACATACTTGGATAAGGAAATCAATAAGATTTTTGATAAGTTCCAACGCGACTATGGTCTAAGTCAAGTAGATGCTAGACAAGTCTTGAAGAATATGAAAAACAAGAAGGACCTGAATGAACTTCGTAAGGTGCTTGAGGCTAGGCCGAATGACCCGAATATCCAAAGATTATTGGCTGACTTAGACAGTCCGGCTTATTCTTTTCGTATGAAGCGCCTAGAGCGTTTGAGCGACGATTTGGACCGTATGCGTGAATCTATCTATCACTCGGAGAAGACAGGCTCAGATGCCTTTTACAGCGACTTGATGAAGGATAGTTACTACAAGGCTACCTTTGACCTGCAACAGCAGACAGGGCTGGCATACGGCTTTTCTGGGCTTCCTGAGAGCGAGATAAAGCATCTACAGTCTTTTAGTTGGGTGGGTGACGGAAGTACGTACTCAACAGACATCTGGAAGAATACAGGAAAGCTTACTTCCAGCATAAAAGATGAACTACTCATGAGCCTTATGACAGGCCGAGATACACGAGAAACTGCACAAGCAATTGCAGAGAGGTTTAATGTAGGTCAGAATGATGCGAGGCGTTTGGTTCGGACAGAATCCGCCTTTTTTCATAACCAGATGGAATTACTTAGCTATGAAGAAGCAGACATAGAAAAGTATATCTTTGTGGCCGTCTTAGACAAGCGTACATCACGCATTTGTCAGGGGCATGACAATCAGGTCTATGACAGAGACAAAGCGACCCCTGGCGTCAATTGTCCGCCCATGCACCCTTGGTGCAGGTCTACCACTGTCGGATACGATGAGGACGCAGACTATAGCAAGTTGAAGCGCAGAGCAAGGAATCCAGTGACAGGTAAAGTTGAGTATGTGCCTGCTGATATGACTTATAAAGAGTGGTATAGCAAGTATGTGGATGGTGAGGACGTTGTTAAGGAATCTAAACCAGAAGTGGATGACAAGGTTTTTGTAGCTGATAAACCAAATGAAATAGACGACTTCTTCAAGAAACAAAAGTCTTATCAGAAGTGGTATAATGAGCTTACAGATGACGAAAGAAGCGTTATTTATTCTTATACAACAGAAAACTATCATAACTTCAACAATATAAAACGTTATGGACTTGATGAAGCTTTAAAAATACGTGAAAAGTTCTGGTTTGAAAACGATGGAGATGTAGCCGATTTACCTTTTGCTTTAGATATTGTAAAGGATACAGAATCTAATATCCCAATCCTAGAAAAAGCAATTTCAAAATTTGCCCCTGAAAAAAGCTTTAAGGCGTATCGTGGAAGTGGGTCTATCTCTGCAGTTGGTCAAGATTTAGGATATCTAGATTTTGAAGTTGGTCAATCTATTAAATTAGATAAAACTTTCACTTCATTTAGTTTAGATAAGAACTATGCAAAAGAATTTGCGATAGATGGCGAAGGTGCAGATATTCTGTTTGAAGTCACTGTTAGAAAAGGTCAAAAAACAGGAGCGTATATAGCCGAGTTAGCGGATTTTAATCCTGAAAAAGAATATTTGATGAAACCAGATTTGAAGTATAATATCATCTCAAAGGCAGAAGATGAAAATGGGATGATAATTTATGGCTTGGAGGTGTTAGAAGATGGGGTTTGATAAAGATTTTATAGATAAGGTTTTTTCTAACGGAAAAGATAGAGTTAATCGAGCAATTTTTGTAAAGCCTGAAGAACTTATTGAAATATCTGATGAAGATTTGAGTTATTTTGGTGAGGGTATCTTTTGTTTCCTTCCTCGCAATCAGTACATAATGGATCACAAAGATGAAATTAGAAAAAAATATAACTTATCTAAAGAAATGCCAAAGATAAACGGCATTTATTTGCCGACGTTCTTAAAAATGAGAGCATGGACTAGAATTTGGAAAACTAAGCCAAGTTTAAAAGAAATAATCGAAATGACAAAAAAAGAAAGCATTTAGTAATTCTAAGTGCTTTTTCGTGCCCAGAAAGGAAATTTTAATGAACAAGTATAAAAAATTGATAGAATTGATTGAAGAAAATGGCTTAGAAATTCAATCAAAGAAATGTTACGACCCACAGAGTGCTTGGCATGGTGAGGAGTTATGGATTGTTGATAAGAAGAAACAAAATAAAATTTTTGATTTATCGGGTAATGGTTACTGTTTTCATGACACTAAAGTTGAGAAAGCCATTGAAGAAGTTGAAAAGTATTTGTCTCTTAAAAACATGAATACTTTTGATGATTTCAAAAAATGGGTGGAAAAGAATGCTAAGCCTCAAAAATGATGCTTAGAAAGGAGTAAAGACATGTTTATTTGGGATTGGGTATCAATCGCTTTCGGGTGGTTGGTATTTTTGTTTTTAATGCTATTTATCATAGCGTTTGTAAAGAAAGTAATTGAAGAAATAAAAAAATAATCTAACCGTATGGAATCCCGTACGGTTTTTATATTGTCCAAGCATTGACGACACTAAAAGCTATGGAAATTACAGTCGGGGACGACTTTAAAAATAGGAGGTTCGCAATGAACGAAGAAACACAAACAGTCGAAACGGTTGAAGAACAAAAGATACCTGCAGAACCTGCACCACAACCGCAAGACGAGAAGAAGTACACTGACGCAGATGTCGATGCTATCATCGATAAGAAGTTTGCCAAGTGGAAATCAGAGCAAGAGGCCAAGGAAAACGAAGCGAAGAAGCTTGCAAAGATGAATGCTGATGAGAAACAGAAATATCAGTTGGATCAGCGTGAACAAGAGTTGGCAGACCGTGAAAAGGCTATTGCTCGCAAAGAATTGACCGCAGAAGCTAAAGCAATGTTAAGTGAACGTGACTTGCCTGTTGAGTTAGTGAATGTAGTTGATTTGACAAGTGCAGAGACTGTATCTGAATCTATTACCTCTATCCAAAAAGCATGGGAAGAGTCAGTTCAGAAGGGAGTTTCTGAGCGTATGAAAGGTAGTGCGCCTATCAAAAATGCACAAACAGTCCAGCAAGAAGTCACGGAAAAATGGCGTAAAGACTTCTTGTAATAAAAGAAAAGAGGAAAAATAAATGGCATTTGAAGAATTAAACACAGCAGAATCACGCAAGAAACATCTTGGTATTATTGAGGATGTACTTGCAGTAAATTCATATTCAACACCGCTTGTAACATCAAGCGATGCAGTAACCTTGCAAGGTCGCTCTTTTACAGTAGCAACTGGTAACACAACAGAACTTAAAGACTACAAACGTAACAAAGACAACGAATTTGACCACGTTGAAGTTGAAGAAAAAATCTACACCCTTGAAGAAGAAAAATACTGGGGGCGTTTCGTTGACCAGTTGGACGAACGAGACTCAAACGGTCAAGTAAACATTGATTACGTGCTTGCTCGTCAGACTGCCGAAGTAGTTGCTCCATATCTCGACAAACTTCGTTTCGATGCAGCACTTGGTAATGTAAGCGAAAATGTTGTTATGGGCAAAGAAAAAGGCGCAAACAACGCTTATAATGCGGTTCTTGATGTATCTGAAAAATTGGACGAACTTGGAATCACAAAAGAACGTTTGCTCTTTGTCACTCCAAGTTTCTACAAGGCTATCAAATCTGAAATCGTACATTTACCACACGGTGACGCAGATAAGAAAGTCCTTGGAAAAGGATATGTTGGTGAATTGGATGACTACACAGTCTACAAAGTACCTTCTAAATTCTTGCCAAATGTAAATGCCCTTGCTGCTGCCCCTGGTGTCGTTACATCACCAATCCAAATCGACAATACCAAGTACAATGATAACGTACCTGGTCGTTTTGGTGAATTGGTAGAACAATTGCTCTATACTGGAGCTTATGTGCTCGAACACTTCCAAAAGTACATCATCACAATTGCAGACACTAAGCCTGCTGCTAAAAAATCGGCTCAAGGCAAGACAGTAAACCGTGCTAAAGCGTGGAAAACTGAAACAGCCTACAAAGAAGGTGACACAGTAACGCATGAAGACAAAGTCTATGTTGCAATCAAAGAAATCACGAACTCTACGACTGCACCAGACTCTGACTCAGCTAACTGGAAAGAAAAAACTGGTAAGAAATAGGTCTTAGTTATGAAATTTAAAATCAAACAAGATTTCTATGATTGGAAATCAAATGTAAAACGACTGGCAGGGGAAGAACTTGAGATTACTGAGGAGCGCTATGCTGAGTTGGCTAACAATTTTGCCAGTAATGGTGTCGCTATCTCAGACGTTCTTGAGGAAATTCTCCCTGAACCTGAGTTTTTAGAAGAGGATTGATATGTCTATAGAGTTGCTGAAGAAATTAACAGGCGAAGAAGATACTCAGCTTCTCATGTTACTCCAAACGAGGGCTACAAATCTTATCTTGTCAGAGACGAATCGCACATCTTTGACACCTGCTTTAAGTCTTTTAATCCCTGATGTTGCTATTGAGCTCCACAACCGCTCAGGAGCGGAAGGAGAGCACTCTAGGACCGAAGGTGGTATAGCAGTAGTCTACGGAGAAAACGGTCTGTCTACGGGTCTTTTACAACGTATACGCATGCACAGACTAGCAAGGGTGGCAGGCCATGTTTTTGAAGCAGAGTAGACTGAAACCCTATCCGATGCGACGGTTTGAAAAGACTGTCACAGAGGAAGGTGTTGCAAAAGAAGGATATGCCAAGGAAGCTGAGACGGTCCGTCTTGAATTGTGGCCAGCTAGTAGTAAACTACAATCTGAATTGTACGGCGAGCGTGTCAATGATATTTTGAACGCAAATGCCAACAAGTCAGCGACTATCAAAGTAAAAGATGGTGTGTGTATCGATAGCCAGACGGAAGTGACTCACAGGGTTATTTCTAAAAAGGTCTACACACATCATCAGGTTTTGGAGTTAGAACGTGTCAGAGCTACTAGGGGCAGATAGGCTTATAGCTAAATGTAGACGATTAGCTAGTAAAAAAACTGGCGAGGATATCGTCTTACGTGCGGTACACAATGCTACTATAAAGGTTGTCCAAGCTGATGCAAGAAGACTCGTACCAGTGAATGATGGAGAACTTATAACTAGTATCAAAACCAGAGCAAAAATGGACGGAGATAGGGCTATAGGCGAAGTTTACACCAACCTTAAATACGCTCCTTACGTTGAGTTTGGAACGGGACCTAAGGGTCAGGCTAGCCATTCTGGTATCTCTCCAGAGGTCAGCGTGACTTACAAGTCTCATCCTTGGTATGTGCATGAAGACCAAATCGATGTAGGATCTTACCACTTTCAAAAGATTGGGGAGTTTTACAAAATGTATGGTCAACCTGCTCAGCCTTATCTTTATCCAGCTTTGAGAGACAATCAAGAGCGTGTGTCTAAGAATATTTCGAATTATGTTCGTAGAAAGATAAGAGAACAAATATAATGATCAATATTAAGCCTGTTATTTATAAAGAATTGCAAAAGGTCGCAGATAATGTGACTGATACATACCCTAGCGATTGGGAGACTTTCCCAGTCGTTATTTTTTTGGAAGAACAAAACAAGCCCGGAGAGTGGTTTGATGACCAGGAACAGAAATCCTCTATCCGCTACAAGGTGGATATCTTTGATGATACCAGCACTAGTGAGTTAGCTGTTAAAATCAATCAGATTTTTGAGTCTTTAGGTCTGAGAAGAACCGACTGCCAAGATGTACCAGACCCGTCTCATTTGAGACATAAGGTCATGCGTTTTGAAGGTGTCGTCGACTTACACTCAGAGCTTGTTTTTCAATTTAGAATGGAGAATTAAACATGTTAGCAAATGGAATTACGTTAGCTTATGGTACAGCTAAAGGAACTTATACTAAACTTGCTGGGTTGAAAGAAGTACCAGAGTTTGGTATTGAGCCTGAAAAAGTAGAGAACACTACTCTTGAAGATAAAGTTAAGAAGTACGAGTTCGGTATTGGGGACGCAGGAGAATTGGAATACAAATTCTCTTACAAGAACGATAGCGCAACCGCACCTTATCGTATTTTGCGTAACGCGGCAGACAACAAGACAAAACTTTTCTTTGAGCAAACTTACCCAGACAACACTAAAGTTCATTTTGAAGGTCAAGTATCTGTTAAGCTTGGCGGTGGCGGTGTCAATGCCGTTATTGAGTTCACCCTTAAAATTGCTTTGCAGTCAGAGTTGGAATTTGTAGACGGAATTGGAGGTTAATTAAATGGCGTTAAAATACACAACTTGGAAAGTTACTGATGAAAAAGAGTTGAAGCTACGTTTGACATCTCATCAGGCTGCAACAGTGGAAGAAAAAATCGGCATGAACTTGCTGAAGATTTTCATGCCTGAAGCCGGCGAAGAGTTCACTTTGCCACCTTTGAAAGTTATGTTGTTGTTAGTTCACGGTGCCTTGCAGCAGTACGAACATGGGTATTCCTTTGAGGATGTCTATGATCTATACGATGAATACGTGGATAACGGTGGAGACCAAGCAACCTTCATGACAGAGGTTTTAATGCCGCTATTTGAAGTATCGGGTTTTACTCCACGAGGAAGCAAGGACAAGAAAACTTCCAACAAGAAGAAAATGACAGTAGTCGAGTAATCTTAACAGTAACGCAGATTATTGAGAGGCTTTACCCTATGTTTTTGGACATTGGGGGTAAGCCTCTTGATTTTTGGGATTTGACGGTGCTTGAAATCAGAGAAATGATAGAAAGCTACAACCGTGTCAAAATCCAAGAGCGTAAAGAAAAGATTATTGACTCATATAGACTTTCGCAGATGATATCCAACCACGTTTCTTTGTTGTTGTCCAAGGATGCTAAGGTCTTTGAGTTCTGGGAGTATGCGCCTGAGTTGTTTGTAGAAGAACAACAAGCGATAGAACAGGAACGACAAAGACAAGCGCTTTTGTTGCATAAGGAACGGATGCGTGAATTTGCAGAGAGACACAATCGCAAAAGAAAGGAGGAAATGAATGGCAACTCTTGATGAATTGAAAGTCATGATTGACGCTGAGATAGCGCCTTTCAGGAAGAAGATGAAAGAAGTCGAGAATCAGGTCAAGGGAACATCTGATCAAGTGAAGAATGCCACTGCCAAAGTTCGTGAACAGTCGAATTCTATCGGTAGTGCGTTTGGTAAGCTAGCCAAGTTCGCTGGTTTTGCAATCCTTGGTAAAAAATTGCTTGATGTTGGGATGTATTCAGCGCAGACGGCTCTTGAAGTAGCAGCGTCTATGAACCAAATCAAGCGACAGATGGGCGAGAGTTCGCAATCTTTCTTAAAATGGGTTAACCATAACGCCAACGCGATGAATATGGGTGTGGGTGAGGCGACCAACTACGGTGCAGTCTACTCAAACCTATTTTCTGGATTTATCAAAGACACCAATAAGCTAAGCGCCTATACTGCTAAGATGTTGCAGACATCGGCAGTTGTTGCAGAGGGGTCAGGGCGTAGCATTACAGACGTCATGGAGCGTATTCGCTCAGGTTTGCTAGGGAACACGGAAGCGATTGAAGACCTAGGAATCAACGTCAATGTGGCTATGATTGAATCCACTGAAGCCTTTAAGAAGTTCGCAAACGGACAAAGTTGGCAACAGTTGGACTATCAGACCCAGCAACAAATCCGTCTTATGGCTATTCTGGAACAGGCTGCAGCCAAGTATGGCGATACCTTATCCAACTCAGTCAACGGCAGTATCAGTTTGTTTAAGTCACTGATGAAAGATAGTGCATTGAACCTTGGTAACTCTATGTTACCGATTATCAATGCAATTATGCCTGTCTTGAACTCTTTTGCTATGGTTTTGAAGAATGTAACGGCTAAACTCGCTGAGTTTATTGCTTTGATGTTCAACAAGAAAGCTACGGTAAAAGACGGCGCTGCAGGAGCAATCAGCAACGTAGGAAACGCCATGCAAGACGCTGCAGGAGGTGCAGATGATTTAGGAAACGCAATCGGAGATGCAGGAGACTCAGCAGGAGGACTTGCTGACAATCTTGGAGACTCAGCCAAAAACGCTAAGAAAGCTGCTAAAGAATTGCTTGGTCTTATAGGATTTGATGAGATTAATATCTTACAAAAGCCAAAAGACGACGATGCAGGCGGTTCTGGCGGTGGAGGCGGTGGCGGAGGCAAAGGTGGTAAAGGAAAGGGAGGCGGTGGCGGACCTTTCAAAGACATCTTGCCAGAAGTCGAGTTGACCGACATGGGCAACCAATTTAAGAGCATTTTCGATGGTCTTGGAGACAAGCTAAAAGGGTTGTTTGACCTCTTCAAAAAAGGTTTTGATGCAGCGTTCAGACCAGAAGGTATAGAACGTATCAAAGCTGCTTTAGAACGAATCAAGAAAACTCTTGAGGAAATCGCTACTGACCAAAGGGTTGTGAATGCTTTTTACCAAATGGCTGAGAAAATCGCTTATGCTTTAGGGCAAGTGACAGGATCAATAGCCACTATCGGGATAGGTATCGGTGTTTTCCTTGCTGAAAGTATCGCAAATGGTCTAGAAAGGCAGAAAGAACGCATTATCAGGGCGCTAGTCGCTTTGTTTGATAATGTTGGTAATATTGCAGAGGCAGTAGGAAACATCGCTCAGGCCTTTTCTAGTGCTTTCTACGATGTCATTACCTCAACTGGTGCGGTTCGTATCGGTAGCGCTATTGTGTCAACTCTATTAAGTTTGACATCTACCATTGTTGAAGTCGGTAGCAAATTAGCAGGAAGTTTGTTTAAAGGATTTGAAAAAATCGTTGTGACAAGCGCTCCTAAAATTTCTTCAATGCTCCAAAGCCTTTTAGACATTGTAGCTCCAATATTTGAAACAATCGAGAGTGTTGTTGATAAGTTTGGCGATGGATTAAGTAGTGTCTACGATGAACACGTAGCCCCTGCTATTGACTCTATTGCGAATGCTTTTAACGGTCTAATTGATATCATCCAAATCCTTTGGGAAGGAAGTTGGAAACCTTTTGCTGAGTTCTTGTCTAATACATTTGGTTTAAGTATTGAAGGCGTCGCTGATTTGCTAGGCGGAGCGATTTTATCAGCGCTAAAAATACTGGCTGATACAATTAAACTTGTAGCTGATGGTTTTACTGCTTTTTCTGAATGGTGCAAAGAAAATAAAGAGATTATCTCTGTAATTGCTAATGTGATTGGCACGCTTGCAACTGCATGGCAGGGGATTAAACTCTTGGCGTGGGCAGAACAAGCAGGAGGACTTGCAGGAGCGTTTGAAGCATTAAGTGGTAAAATTTCCTTTATCGTTAGTGGGATTAAAAACCTAGGACTAGCTTTGAAAGCTATGACATTTGATAAATTGATCAGCTTCGGAGAAACCATCTATTTGAATGCGTTGTATGCAAAAGACTTTGTGGTCAATTCAGGTAAATTGATAGTTCAATTAGGAAAAACTGCTCTAGAACTTGGTAAATCAGCACTAGCTTGGGGTGTTCATGCAGCACAAATGGGGCTTGCAGCAGCAGCGGAAATCGCTCAATCAGTTGCAGCAGGAATTGCAGCAGCCGCAACGTGGGCGCTCAATGGGGCTATTGCGGTATTGACCAGTCCGATAACTTTAGTTATTGCTGCTATTGCAGCTTTAATTGGTGTAGGTGTCTTACTCTACCAAAACTGGGATACTGTTGTTGAGTTTGCTAAAACTGCATGGCAAGGACTATGTGATTTTATCAGTGGTATTTGTAAAGCGATTGGCGATTTTTTCAGCGGTCTATGGACGAAACTCCAAGAAATCTTTGAGCCAATAGGCCAATGGTTTAGCGAGAAGTTCCAGCAAGCGTGGGATGCTATTGTAAACATCTTTTCTGGCATCGGAGAGTGGTTCTCTGGTGTATTCCAAGGCGCATGGGACGCTATCGTTAATATCTTCACACCAATTGGATCATGGTTCGGAGAACGTTGGGCTGATGTGACGAATGCTTTGGCTAATATTGGGGCATGGTTTACTGACATGTTCCAAAAAGCATGGACTGGCTTAACGAATATTTTTAGCAATCTAGGTTCTTGGTTTGGACAACGTTGGGCAGATGTGACTAATGCTTTGGCAGAAATTGGCTCTTGGCTCGGAGAAAAATTCCAATCTGGTAGAGATAAAGTGAACTCAGCTTTTGAAAAAATTGGCTCTTGGTTTGGTGATAGATGGAATGATATACAAAACACTTTGAAGGAAATACCAAGTTGGTTTAAGAATTTGTTTAATGATGCGATGGAAAATGCTAAAAGCATCGTTAAAAGCGGCATCGATAAACTGAGAAGCTTCTTTAATTTTGATTGGAGTTTGCCGAGAATCAAACTTCCTCACTTCAATATATCTGGTAGCTTTAGCTTGAATCCTCCTAGAATTCCATCGTTTTCTGTTGACTGGTATGCACGAGGTGGTGTATTCAACTCCCCTAGCATTATTGGGGTCGGAGAAGCTGGTCAAGAAGCGGTAATGCCTCTTGAACGGAATACAGGTTGGATTTCTACTTTGGCTCAGAAAGTAGCCGAAAGAATGCCCACTAACAATGTACCTACAGGTTATTCATTACCAGCTGGCGACATCGTTATCCAAATCTCAGGCCATGAGTTCGGCCGTGTAGCTATCCAAGAAATAAATCGAGAACAAGAACGTGCAGGACAAGTCTTGCTTAACATCTAAAGGGAGGTAAAATGGCACGCTTAATTATCAATGGGGTGGCTGTTAAGCCTCCCAAATCTTTTCAGGTCGGTATTCAGGATATCGACGGAGAAACAGGCCGAAATGCTAACGGTGACATGGTCCGTGACCGTATCACGACCAAGCGAAAGTTAGATTGTGAATGGGGCATGCTGACTCAAGATGAAATGAGTCAGCTTTTAAACGCTGTTTCATCGGTCTTTTTTGAAGTTTCATATCCTGATCCAGTAAGAGGTCAAACAACAGGGACTTTCTATGTTGGAGATAGGACGGCTCCGAGTTATTCATTTACTGATAAATTCAAGCCGTGGTCGGGCGCAAAATTTAATCTGGTAGAAAGGTAGGTAGAACATGGATATATTTAGACGTAGAAAATTTGATGAAGCTATGTTTGCTAAGAACCGTACTCTTGCTATCAGAGTAGGGCAATATCAGTCAAGCGATATTAAAGAGGCTCATTTTGATTATGGCTATATCAAGGGTGATACATATAAGCCCGGTGGAACATGCGCAGGAAGTGCTAAAATCGTCTTTACGAGCATTATTACCACTTTCAATAAGTTAGATAAGATTTACCCTGAAATCGGCCTTTTGGTCGATGGTACTTACGAATGGGTCAAAATGGGTGAATATTTCATCAATGATATTGAGATTGACCGCAATCGTAAAACGACCAAGCTTGACCTTATGGATGGAATGTTCAAGCTTAACCGAGAACATGTAACCGACTTGACTTATCCAGCTGAAATCAGGCACGTAATCAAAGAGATTTGTCTGAAAACAGGTATCACATTAGCAAATGAATACATGGACATTACATCCATGAATTACAGAATCGAGCAGATTCCCAAAAATAAAAAAATGACATTCAGAGATATTCTGAGTCTAGCTACTCAGATGCTCGGGATGTCTTGTTTTTTTAATCGAGAAGGAAAACTCGAAATCAAGGAATTGACTGACTCAGGTATCACAATTACAGCAGATAACTACTTCATGCACGGATTGACCAAAAGCGAAGTCGAGTATCAGATTGCAGGGATTTCTTGTAAGAAAGATAAAGAGCTACTTACGGTCGGAATGCGCACTGGTCGTTCATTGGAACTGGATAATCTGTTCATGTCTCAAACGATTTTAGATAACCTTTGCCACAAGATTAAAAATATCCGCTATTACCCTTTCAATTTGAATTACCAGGGCCATCTCTTGCTTAACGTGGGTGAGTGGGTAACCATCAAGACAAATACCGGCGAGACATTCAAATCACCAGTATTGAGTCAATCATTCATATTTAAAGGCGGTTTGCGTGGCCGAATAAGTGCAGACAGTAAGGCTGGAAATGATGCGCAGTATTCGTATGCAGGAACCATCACGAGGAAGATTGTACAATTCGACGAATTTGAAAAACAAATCCAAAATCAAATCGAAGAAGCAGACAACGGTTTTGACCAAAAGGTCGCAAAAATCAAAAAAGATTTTAATGATCAATTCGAACTAGCTAAAGCCAGAGCCGAAGAAGTCAAACGTCAAATCGCTGACGAAATAGACAAGAAGTTCCAGTCGTTCGACAATGCTTCAATCCAAGAAGCTAAGCGTAAGGCCGAAGAGGCCCTACGAAGTGCTGGTGCAAGCAGTTCACTCGCTCAGGAAGCGAAACGAATTAGTGAGAGAGCAAGAGCAGATATTACTAATCTACAAGCATCATCTCAAAATGCTCTCAGCCAGATTGAGTCGTTCAAGACTCAGTACGGCACTAAGCTGAATGAAGTTAAAAATACTGCAGACGGTCTATTTACTAAAATGGGTGCAGTTGAGACCTACATCAGCAAAGACGGTCAGCGACAAGAGAGCTTGCAACGTTATGCTCGAGACGAGAGTGCTCGTCAAATCAGCGCAGTACGTGAGCAGATATCCAGAGATTACGTTGGAAAATCAGCTTATCAAGAAGATGTGAGAGGTCTTGAACGTCGTTTCAGTGCGATAAGCACGCAGACGAACAATGACATTGCTACGAAAATTGTTCAGTATAAGCAGACAGTAGATGGTCAATTCGCAAGCATCACATCGCAAATCGCTGGCAAGGTCAATCAGACAGATTTCCAACGTGTCAGAGAGACTAGTCAACTCTATGAGCGCATTATCGGTAGCAACGAGAACGACATTTCGAACAAGGTCGCTCGCATGGCTCTGACGAATCAGTTGTTTCAGGTTGAAGTTGCTAAAAGCATTGGAAGTGATAATAACTTAATCGTCCGCTCGAAGTCGATGGACAGGCATACGCTAGTCAATGAAGGCAATACTAAGCGAGTATTCGTGAATAACGGTATATTTACCATTAGATGCACTGGAAATTCAGGGTATACATTCGCAGGATTCACACTACCGCTCTACATCGATAGAATGGCCAGAGGTGAGACATACACTCTTAATTTTAAGTATCGCATTATGGGACGATTAGACCATAATTTTGTGGTTGCTGCTAAAAATCATGGAACGAATGAAGCAGCTATTGCTTCAGATGTATCCACAAGTTCAACTGCAGTTTCGAGTGATTGGAAAGAGTTCAACGAAACGTACACTATCAGCAGAGATTTTGATTTTGGGAATAGTGATAAATATCCACTTTATTTTTACTTAGCTAAAAACGGTTGGATTGAAATCAAAGAGATCATACTCGTTCGTGCTTCTCAAACGAACGGATATAAAGCTAGTCAACTAGATGACATGTCCGAAGCTGTTCGCACGGTTCAAAGTCAACTGGCTGGTTCGTGGGCTGTTCAAAATCTGACCAGTGCAGGTTCAATCGTTTCGCAAATCAATGCGACTAATAATCAAATTTTGATTGAAGCGGAGAAGATTCGCTTGAAAGGAAAGACCTTGCTTGATGAATTGACCGCTGTTCAAGGGTATTTCAAGCATTTGTTTGTCGGCGAGGGTGCATTTGCTAAGCTGAACGCTGAGATTATCGGTTCAAAGACTATCACAGCTGATAAACTCATTATGGATCAAGCAATGGCTCGGCTGTTCGTATCAAGCAATATCTTTACAGACATGCTTGCTGCTAAAGAAGCCTTCATCAACAAACTTCGGGCAGTTGTAGTATCTGCGACCTTGCTTGAAGGTTATAAAGGTTGGATTGGTGGTTTCCAGTTAGGTGTTCACGATTCTGGTTCTGGTAAGTGGTTAACAGGTAAAAACCAATTCTCGGTTGGTATGGGAAATGGTGAAGGTGGAGGAAACTCAACGGCTCTCTGGGTTAACTGGGGAAGTCATTGGGATAAGATTGGAGACAAAGCTTGGTTTGTTAAAAATAACGGAGAAATGCACTGTTATAATAGGGCATTTTTTTGGAATACCCCTAAAATAAATGGAAATCTAGTAGTTTCAGGAGAAATATTTTACGATAACGGTTCTTCTGGAGGTGGCGCAGGATACTGGATTTCGTCACCTCATTATAGAAAAATTGAGAATTCAAACGGATATCTATACCTATATAACAGTGGTTCAAGTTATGACTGGATTCCGATGAATAAAGAGATTTCAGACCGTCGATATAAGCACAATATCGAAGACAGTACAGTCTCAGGCCTTGATGTTATCCAGAAGCTTAAAACGTACAGTTATCGTAAGGAATATGACGAGAAAATCGAAGATATCGCTTGCGGTATCATGGCGCAAGATGTTCAGAAGTATATCCCAGAAGCTTTCTACGAAAACCCAGACGGTGCATACTCATATAGAACCTTTGAACTCGTGCCTTATTTAATCAAGGCCATTCAAGAACTAAATCAGAAATTGGAGAAAATAGCATGAATGAAGCAATCAATCAGCTAGTGTTACAATCACTAGCAACTAAATTGGCAAAAAGTGAATTGGAATCGGCTCAAAATGAGGCGTTTTACCAACTCGCGACAAGTGAATTAAAAGCAATGAATGAGGTGCTGGAATACGACCAGGCACTTAAAGAACTTTTCGAAGAAGTCAAACAAAAAATGCAAAAAGGAGAATAGAACATGACACAAACATACGAATTAACAAACAACCCTTACTACCGTCAACCAGAGAACGTCACAATCGTGACAATCAAGAAAGAGCATGGTCAACGCTATAGCTACGAACAAGCTGGCTTGTCTGGCGACCGTACGCATGAAAGTCAGGAAGTTCTTATCCAGGCAGTGCTTGATGTGGTCAAAGCTGAACTTGACCCAGCGAGCGCAATCGTTCAAACGCAAGCGAAATTGGAAGAAGCAACTCATAAACTTGCTGAAACTGAAGCGAAACAGACTGCTACAGATGAAGCAGTTAAGCATAATCAAGCAGAGACCGACCGATTTGGAAAGATTAGCCACGCTTTGGTTCTTGCTTTTGTGACAGGCAAGCTATTGCCTTACGGTACAACATACAAAATTTTGGCAGATTTAATTCCAACGGCAGAAATTGGAAAACGCTATATGGCAAATGATTTAATTGTTATTGAAGATGCAGCGCACGTTGAGGTAGACGGAGAGGGCAAGCGTATCTTGGTTCAGTTGAATAAGGAATTTACCTACAACGGTGAACCTGCCAGTGATTTTGCCCGAAACGGTCGTCTTGAAATGGACGGAACAGGCGCAGCATGGAAATTCGAACCTCAAGGACAAAATGAACCTACGACTGTTGCACCAGCAGCTGCAGTTTCTACGACAGCTACCGTAACTCCTACGGTAACAGAACCTTCTGCTACAACAGTTACACCTAACCAATAATGGAGGTAACTATGGATGTCTTACAATCAACAGAACATTTCTTCATGAGCGTGCTACCAGTAGCGACACCAATCGTCGTAGCTTGGCTTGGCTATAAAATGCCGAAGAAGAGCAAGGAACAGACAGACCAAATAATTTCAGAATTGAATAATGTCAAGAAACAAATCAAAGATGTCCAGGTTACTGCCGATGAGAACAATCTCAAAATTGACGAAGTCCAAGAGAAACTGAAGTTACATGACGAGGCGCACCTTGTTACGATGAGGATGCGTCTTGATCGTGATATTCGCAGAGCTATCCGTCGTGGATTTACCACAAAGGATGAGTTCTATGTAGTGGAGAACATGCACAATAGCTATAAGGCTTTGGGCGGCAATGGCTACATTGACCACTTGTACAACAATTTTGAAGCATTGCAGATTAGGGACGACATCTTAGTTGAAGACGAGAAAGGAGCAAAGAATGGCTTATGTTCTTAATTCAACCAATCTCGAACAAGTGGACGGTGGATTTCTAGTTAAGCAAGGTGATGTGGCTTCCACATTTGCCTTTAATTTGCTTGATGAAAACCATGAGCCGATTCCACAGCTTGAAGGACAAGAGGCCTCTATTACGTTAACGAGAGGCGAGGAGCAATTACGCAAAACAGCAGCTGTGACTAATGGTGCAGTTGCTTTTAATCTGGGCGTGATTTTACCTGCGGGCTTATATCGAATCGAGGTAGCAGTGGGAGGATATACATTCCCAAGCGATGACTCGACTCAAATCCGAATCACAAAATCGGATAAGAACCTGGTCACAGAGGAAGTTCATGCTCTCAAGGAGTTGGATATTGCAGAAGAAGTTAAAAAGCAACTTGCAGGAAGAACTGTAGGTAGCGATGGCACGGTGGGTCAGGAAATCCCAGACTTGCTCATGTACTATAACTTAGGAAAGGTGTAAAACATGGATACAAGTAAATTGATTGCATTCGCTTCTGCAGTTGGAGCGGATAACAAGACAATGATGCAGTTAATCAATACAAAGATTGACAACGCTACGTTAATGCAGGCTATCGAGCAGGCTAAAACCGCAGTTAAAAACGATATTTTGGGTGATGGGGTCCCTGAAAACCTCAATACACTAAAAGAAATCGCTGAGAAGATTGCTGCAATGAGTGGCGATACTGAAGGCGCAGTCGTGCAAAAACTAGCTGACCTAGGCCGCCGTATTGACGAGTTTGCAAACCTTGACTTGGTCGCAACCTATAATGCAGCGAAAGCGTGATTGCTATGAGCAATTTAGAGGAATTTGCTCAGGCGGTTGGTCGTGATGTCAAACGATTCGAAACAGATTACACAAGCAAAGCAGAGCTTGAAGCGAAAGATTATATCGAAGGGAAATCTGACTATCAAATCTTGAAACACCAAGTGGAATCTTTAGTGAAGCAAACGCAGACTTTGCAGGAGCAACTGGCTCTTGTTAAACCTACACCAAGACGAGCACCTACTGGATATTATGTTCAAGTTGTAAACGGAATAAAAACTGTTTGGTTTGATAATGATTCGGGACTAAAATATTTACCAGGAGATGGTCAAATTGGCTGGGGACGTTCTCAAGACTTTAACAATAATGCAAGTAACTCGTTTGATTTCCCTCAATCTATAATCAAAACCTCGATGGGGATAGCGACGGTTGATTCTTGGAAAAAGGCTGGAGCGACTTATTGGGCTAATGAGATAACAGTTTTAAATCCTGTAAAAAACAAAGAAGATTACAACTGGTCAAACGCTCGTTTTGTTGATAAAACTGTTAGATCCGGGTGGGCTTGGGAACGTGAAGCAAACGTCATACGTATTATGTACGAATTAGGCATCTGGGACGGAAAAACCGTTGAAAGTTTAGGCGCAGTAAGGCGCTAGAAAGGAAAAACACATGACACAATTTAATGAACTTATTATCGCTTTTGCAACAGGCTTTTTAGCAGTAGCGGTAGGAAATATCGTAAAGGCAGTGAAAGATTATCTTTTGCGAAAAGGTGGAGAGAAAGCGGTAAAAATCGCTGAAATTCTAGCCAAAAACGCAGTACATGCCGTGGAGCAGGTAGCTCAAGAGACTGGCTTTAAAGGTGATGAAAAGCTGGAGCAAGCTCGTGATAAAGTCAGAGCTGAACTTACAAAATACAACATCAGCATGACTGACAAGGACCTAGATACCTTTGTTGAGTCAGCCGTGAAGCAGATGAATGACGCTTAGAAAGGGGAATGATCATGGATATTGATACAAGCAGACTACGTACAGGCTTGCCACAGGTTGGGGTGCAACCTTATAGACAAGTACACGCTCACTCAACAGGCAACCGCAACTCAACAGCTCAAAATGAGGCAGACTATCACTATAGAAAGGACCCTGAACTTGGGTTCTTTTCTCATGTCGTTGGTAATGGTCGTGTCATGCAGGTAGGTCCTGTAAACAACGGATCTTGGGACGTTGGGGGCGGTTGGAATGCTGAGACCTATGCAGCAGTTGAATTGATTGAAAGCCATTCAACTAAAGAAGAGTTCATGACAGACTATCGCCTTTATATCGAATTGCTACGAAATCTAGCAGATGAAGCAGGTTTGCCGAAAACTCTTGATACAGATGACCTAGCAGGTATCAAAACGCATGAATACTGTACGAATAACCAACCCGACAACCATTCAGACCACGTTGACCCTTATCCTTATCTGGCAAAATGGGGAATCAGCCGTGAACAATTTAAGCGAGACATTGAGAACGGCCTAGGCGCCGAAACAGGCTGGAAGAAGAATGATACAGGCTATTGGTATGTACACTCAGACGGCTCTTATCCAAAAGATAAGTTTGAGAAGATCAACGGAACTTGGTACTACTTTGATGGCTCAGGATACATGCTTGCAGACCGTTGGAAGAAGCACTCAGATGGTAACTGGTACTGGTTTGACCAATCAGGCGAAATGGCAACAGGTTGGAAGAAAATTGCTGACAAGTGGTACTATTTCGACGTAGAAGGTGCCATGAAGACAGGCTGGGTCAAGTACAAAGACACTTGGTACTACCTAGACGGCAAAGAAGGAGCCATGGTATCAAATGCCTTTATCCAGTCAGCTGATAAAAAAGGCTGGTACTACCTCAAATCAGATGGTGGCATGGCAGATAAGCCAGAGTTTACTGTTGAGCCTAACGGGCTCATTACTACAAAATAAAATGAAAGGAAAACTTTTCTAAAATGTATTTCTACCGCAGGCAATAGCTTGCGGTTTTTTTATTTGCTCTGAAAGTACTTTCTAAAATAAAAAAAGTAATGATTTTTTCACTACTTTTTTTATTTTTTTACGAATAGATAAGTAAGGAGGAAGAAAACATGAACATTTTGAACATTAAACTTGCAAACGTAGAGCAGACAGATTTAGGTTTTGAACATTGGGTAGATGTAACTTACCAAGTGCCGATTTTGAAAAATGAGTATACAGTCAAGCTATTACTTCTTATGGAATGTAAGATAGAAGACCAAGAGGTTATTGAGTACCTGGTCAGCACTTGGAAGTATCGTGATCTCGTGCTGCATTCATTGCAGATGTATGAGGTTGAAAATACTGTTACTAACTCTAACTTATCTTAATTGGACGATTGACGTCTACACCAGAATTGCACAAAACCAACAATGACAAGTCAGTAGCGCGAGCAACTATCGCTGTAAACCGTCGTTACAAAGACCAAAACGGGGAACGCGAAGCTGACTTTGTCAATATGGTTCTATGGGGCAGACTAGCAGAAAGCTTGGCCAGCTACGCAACTAAAGGTAGTCTCATTTCAGTGGATGGGGAATTGCGTACTCGTCGCTTTGAGAAAAATGGTCAAATGAATTATGTGACCGAAGTCCTTGTGACAGGATTCCAACTTCTGGAAAGTCGTGCCCAACGTGCCATGCGTGAAAATAACGCAGGCCAAGACTTAGCGGACTTGGTTTTGGAAGAGGAAGAACTACCATTTTAAGCATTAAAAAGTCTGAGTTGGTCTCAGGCTTTTTATCTTGAGAAAGTCAGACTTTTTTCTTGACTATTTCTGACCAAGTGATACAATAGAACTATAAATTAGCACTCAAGTATAAAGAGTGCTAATGCTATCTATCTCATTATGGAGGAAATCAGATGTTAAAACCATTAGGAGACCGTGTGGTCTTAAAAATCGAAGAAAAAGAACAAACCGTTGGAGGATTTGTCCTTGCAGGTTCAGCCCAAGAAAAAACCAAAACAGCCCAAGTTGTGGCTACTGGACAAGGTGTTCGTACCTTGAACGGTGACTTGGTTGCTCCAAGTGTTAAAGCTGGAGATCGTGTCTTAGTTGAAGCCCACGCAGGTCTTGATGTCAAAGATGGTGATGAAAAGTACCTCATCGTAGGCGAAGCTAACATCTTGGCAATCATTGAAGAATAGAAGGAGAAAGTAAGTATGTCAAAAGAAATTAAATTTTCATCAGATGCCCGTTCAGCTATGGTTCGTGGTGTCGATATCCTTGCAGACACTGTTAAAGTAACCTTGGGACCAAAAGGTCGTAATGTCGTTCTTGAAAAATCATTCGGTTCACCACTCATCACCAATGACGGTGTAACTATTGCTAAAGAAATCGAATTGGAAGACCATTTTGAAAATATGGGTGCCAAATTGGTGTCAGAAGTAGCTTCAAAAACCAATGATATTGCAGGTGATGGGACTACAACTGCAACTGTTTTGACCCAAGCAATCGTCCGTGAAGGAATCAAAAACGTCACAGCAGGTGCAAATCCAATCGGTATTCGTCGTGGGATTGAAACAGCAGTTGCCGCAGCAGTTGAAGCTTTGAAAAACAATGCCATCCCAGTTGCCAATAAAGAAGCTATTGCTCAGGTTGCTGCCGTGTCTTCTCGTTCTGAAAAAGTCGGCGAATACATCTCTGAAGCCATGGAAAAAGTTGGCAAAGACGGAGTCATCACTATCGAAGAGTCACGTGGTATGGAAACAGAGCTTGAAGTTGTAGAAGGTATGCAGTTCGACCGTGGTTACCTTTCACAGTACATGGTAACAGATAGCGAAAAAATGGTAGCTGATCTTGAAAATCCATACATTTTGATTACTGATAAGAAGATTTCCAATATCCAAGAAATCTTGCCACTCTTAGAAAGTATTCTCCAAAGCAATCGTCCACTCTTGATTATTGCGGATGATGTAGATGGTGAAGCTCTTCCAACTCTTGTCTTGAACAAGATTCGTGGAACCTTCAACGTGGTAGCAGTTAAGGCACCTGGTTTTGGTGACCGTCGTAAAGCTATGCTCGAAGATATCGCCATCTTGACAGGCGGAACAGTTATCACAGAAGACCTTGGTCTTGAGTTGAAAGATGCGACAATTGAAGCTCTTGGTCAAGCAGCTAGAGTGACTGTGGACAAAGATAGTACAGTTATCGTAGAAGGTGCTGGAAATCCTGAAGCGATTTCTCACCGTGTTGCAGTTATCAAGTCTCAAATCGAAACCACAA